CCGGGGGCCGTTGGGTGGTTGGCAGCGCGGATCAGCTGGAGCTTGGACTGGTCAGCCACGTACGGAAGCACGAAGGTGGTCCGGTCCGATACGTCAAGGTAGACCCCGTATACGGGCGTCTGCAGATCGAGGTATATCTGGTGCTGGTAGCCCGTAGCCTTCGCGCCCTCTTCGAGGTTCAGGCGGGTCAGGTAGATGCCGTCAGGGCGTCGAATGACCACGTAGAGGAAGTCGTCCATCTGCCGTGCGGCGAGGGCCTGCCCTGCCACCTCCCACTTACGCCACGCGGACTGGACCTTCTCGCTGCCGTTCCAGTAGAACTGGTAGACGTAGAAGTCCCCGTCCGGGGTGATCGCGAAGAGCGCCTTGGCGTTGGGGGCCGCAGCGAGTTGCTTGAGACGTGCAGGGATGTACCCCGGAACGTGGGCCGTGATTTCCGCAGCAACCAAGCTGTCGCCCTGCGCGATGCGGGTGTATTCCCACACCACGGAGCCGCCGTTGCTGTCGCCGCAGAAGTACACCTCCATGCCGATGTTCACCGGCCGCACCCCCACGTTGATTTCGTAGTTGGTCACAGGGGAGATCGAGAGGCTCTCGGGGGACAGCCCCTCCTCACCGTTGGTGATGGAGAACTGGGTCTGGTCCGCGAAGGCCATGATGCCGTCGTTGAAGGGCACCGCGTACTTCAAGAGGGAGACGCTGGTGGTAGCCACCGCGTGATCGACAACATCACTGCTGATATAGTCCAGCACGGTGTTACGCCAGAAGTTGCCGAAGTCCCCGGAGCAGGAGAACACGATGTTCTCGTCCACGAGGAAGCCGAGGCGGTTCTGGTAGAAGAACACGTCGGAGATCGTCTTGCCGACGAACGTCGGGGGCGGGTTGCTCGACACGTCCCCAACACGCCGGGGTGCCCAGCTGAATGGGCCGAACGTGAAGGTACCATCGGTTTCCCGCACGAGCGCGTGAGGCATCGTGAGGGCCTCGATGGCGTTGACTTGATCCGGGGCCACCGTCTCGTTCCAGACGGAGCCATCGCGGACCACGTAGTAGCTCACGAAGCCTGTCTCGACGGACCCGGTGATCTTGTACAAGTCACCATTCGGGGCGGTCTCGGGCAGCTTCTCGATGGACGGCAGCTCGCCACGGTACGCAATGCCGCCCGTGTTCGGGGCGTACTGGTACGCGGAGCCGGCGAAGCCCCCTATGAGCCCTGACAGGTCCGACACGACCAAGTTGGCCGCGAAGGCGGGGCTCCGATTGAGCCACAAGTAGGTCGAGGGGTCGGGGGCCTGATCGGTCCCCTCGGGAGCCAGCTCGCACACCTTGCCCGCGTTGACGATGAAGGTGTAGTCGGCGACCGTGACGGCCCGGAAGTCGGTGCCGTTCGCGAGGTACCCGTAGCCCTCAGGGGCATTCACGGTCTTCTCAACGCCCGTGAGGGCGTCGAACACGCGGATGGTGCCGCCATCAATGATGACGCAGTACCGCTCGGAGGTGTCCCGGTTGATGTAGTGGATGAAGGCGTCAGTCGAGAAGCCGTTAGAAAGCTTCGCCACATATTCCAACGGCGGTCGCTTGGCGAGGCCGTCCGACATGGACGACCACGTGTTCAGCTCGTCCTCGTTCTGGTCACTGGCGCGCATGATTGCGGGCTGACGAGAGACCCCGTTGAGGATCGAGGGGATGACGCGGTGGCGGAGGCTCATTAGTAGCTCCTGCGGCCGAAGGCGCTGATGCCACGGTTCCCGGTGAAGAGGTTGGTGCGCCGCGAGGCGCGGTCTTCGCGGATGAGGGCGATGTACGCCTTGATTTCGTCCTCTTGCTCGAAGCGGTCGAGGATTTGGGAGCCGATCACCTTGGACTGGAACCGGCGGGCCGCCACAGTCCCGATGTAGTCACGGGCGGTCTGCGGGATGTTCTCGTACTCGAAGCCCCACACGACCCTTACGGTGACCGGGTCGGCGAACTCGAAGCTCTGCTCGGCGCGGTTGTAGAGGCAGCGCCCCTTGCCGTCGAGGTTGCGCTCGGTGATGTCGGAGCCGTCGCTATCGACCTTGAGGGCGTTGACGGGGATCACAATGTTCCCGTCGAGGTCCGGTGTGAGGTCGAAGGCTTCGTCGGTGTTGAACCACCAGCCCATCGACAGGATGGAGCGTAGGGCGGTGCGGAGGCGCTGGCGGGCGATAGCCACGTCCTTGATGCCGGTGACCGCGAGGGAGTTGACTGGAGCCTGCCCGATGCTCATCAGCATTTCGTTGACGGCTTCCAGCTCGGTCATGGTGGTGACGATGGTCATGGGGCAGGTTCCTGTAGGATGAAAAAATAGGGGCCACCCGGAGGTGACCCCTATAAGGACTGTGGCTTACGCCGGGATCGCGCCCGTCCGAAGCTCCATCGCACACTTGTTGCGAAGGGTACGGGTGCCAACCATCAGGCGAGCGAGCATGAGCGCGCCCTGCTTGCGGGGCTGCTCTTCGATCTGGAACGAGACGTCCTGAACGATGGCCGAAGCGGCCGCCATCGGGGTCCACACGAGACCCACAGTGGTGCCGTAGCTGCCACGGTAGTAGGCCGGGGTGAACGCATCGTTGTTCGTCAGGATGAAGTTGCCGGAACGGCTGTCTTCCGCGAACGGCGTCAGATTCGACTTGTGAATCTGGATGTCGTCGATGGTGGTCAGCGTCATCTTGCGGATGCTCGCGCCACCGCCGAAGTCGGCGTTCAGGTTCTTGTCGCTGCGGGCGATGAGGTACCACTGCGCCGGGCGCAGGAGACCGTGAACCGGCATCGAGTTGATCGGCACGTCCTTCTCATCCATCGCCTGCTTCGCGGCCGAGAAGCCGTCGATCAGGGCGGTGGCCGAGGTCGTGAAGGTGGCGTCCTGCAGAGCGCCGCCGCCCTGATCGCCCGTGAAGAGCGGGCCACCACGTGCAGCGCGGATGATGGTCCGCATCACGTTGGTGTCGTACTTGCGAGCAAGGAACTCGCCCATTTCGGTGGTGTACGGCTGGCGCACGTCGAAGTGGTTCAGGATTTCGTCGATGTCCGAGACGAAGACGTCCGAGATGAGCTTGTCATCCGGGTCGATCTTGATTTCGGTGTGGTTGATCTGACGGCCGAGGATTTCGGTGCCGGGGGTGTGGTACCCGCCGGTAGCGCGCCAGATGGCCGGGAAGCGGAAGTTCTTACCGCCCGAGAGGGTCTTGGTCTCATGCTTGTCGCGCATGATGGTCGCCGAAGCGAACGCGGTCAGGACTTCGCCTGCCGACAGCTCGAGCATCAGCGCACGGGTATCGCCCGTGCCGAGGTTCTGGCCGGGGAAGTTGGGGGTGCTGGTCACTTTGCGTGGCCCTTATTTTATGGGTTGTGGTTCGGGTGGACGCACCACGCGCTCGGACCATGCGATGCCAGTTTCGGTTATCCCTTGCGGGGCCGGGGGCTTCACGCACAGAGGCGGTAGGGGCGGTAATACCTCACGCTGATCGGGCGTAGGGCGGCGGACGCCCCTGAGCCGCCACGGGGATCAGCCGGGGTTCTCAGGGGTCGTCACAAGGGGGTTAGCGGTTGAACGAGGTCCCGGCCGCATTGGTGCGGGCGAGCTTCTCAACCACCTGACGCTGGTACACCGGGTCGGTGCGGTAGCGCGGGTCAGACATCGCGGCAGTCAGCTCGTTCCGGCTGGCGAACACGTCGCCGCCTTCCGAGACGCCACTGGTCGGGGCGATCTTACGACCCTCCGATGGTGCTGCCTGCTGGTAGCGGGTGTAGAGGCCGATAACGGCGTTCTGTGCGAGCGCAGGGTTGTCCAACGCGCTGTTGAAAGCGTCAAGCTCGGCGTCAGAGAGGGCCTTGCCCGCCCATGCCGCCATCGCGTTGTACTTGTCCTCACCGCCCACATAGCCGTGGACAGTTGCAGTCTGTTGCGCCTGCAAGGCCGATAGGCCCGCGAGGTAAACCTGCTGGACTTCCGGGGGGATACCAGCTTCGGTGAGTTTGGCCGCCGTCTCTTCGGTGAACGCGCCTTCCGCCGTGAACTCAGTCGCGGCGGCAGTGATCGCCGCAGTCAGAGGATTAGGAGCGGCTTCGCCCTCTGCTTCCTCTTCCGCCTTGACGATCTTGCCGTTCTTCACTTCGACGTTTGCCGGGGTTTCCTCGGGCGCAGGTTCCGCCGGCTTGCCGGAAAGCTTGGCTTCCAGCTCGGCGTAGGATTGCGTCAAGGCCTCGACCCGGACTTCGCCCTTCTCGGCGTCCCAGAACTTCTCAGGGACACCCTCAGGGCGCTGTGCGGCGTTGTTGGGGAGCGCGTGGGGATCGACCGGCGGCAGGCCCTCACGGGCCACCTGCAGGCTCGCCTGTTCCTGAGGAGAGAGACCAGCTTCTGCTGGATTCGCCTCAGGGGTCACAGGGGTTTCCGATGCCTCACTCACTTGTATTCAATCACCTTGAAGCCGTTAATTTCGGTGACGATTTCGTCATCGACGTTGGGCTCCAGCTGCGTGTGTTCCACCACGTCGGTGTTGTCGATCAGCACGGGGGCGTTGTTGCTCTCAATCACGAGGTCCCCGAAGGTCGCGGTGACCACGGGGGCCTCCGCTTCGGGTGCAGCAACAGGTTCGACTTCGACGACAGCGTCAACGGCCGGGGCGGCCTTGGGCTTGGTCATGGGTTATCCTTGAGGTTCTGCGAGGGCGGCTGCGCCGGCCTTCGCGAGGTGAGGGACTGCGGCCTGAGTGGCCTGCTGGGCCTGCGCCGCTTCGTTCTCCTGAGCGAGCTGCTCGGGGGACTTGATGAGCGAGGCCACGTCTTCGATGCCATAGCTATCAGCCAGCCGGCGGCCCACTTCGGAGCTGTCGGTGATCTGGCCGACCACGGCGTCGCCGTAGGTGGTCTTCATGTCGGTCAGCCACATGCGCAGCTTGTTCGCGGCGTGGTTGCGGCCGAGGGCCTCGAAGCCGGTCACGATGGTCGGTTCGACGTCTTCGGGCAGTGCCGGGACCTTCTGCTCGCGCTCAAGGGCGTAGAGCAGTCGCTTGATCAGCGGGAGCTGTAGCTCGGCGGACATGACGGTGTAGACACCGCCAAGCACGTTCTCAAGCTCCTGCGCCATTGCGCGAATCTCTTCCGCAGTCACACGCTCGGCATTGCGGACGGTGCCGCTCTGGAGCATGAAGGCATGGGACAGACGAAGCTCCAGACGCTCGGAGACGTTGGACGCCACTTGGAAGTCCTGCGACTTCTGCAGCTGCATCGACTGCACCTTGTCCACGTAGCCGGTGACATAGTCCCCGGTCTCGGCGCGGTTCAGCTCTTCGATGTCGATCATCGAGTTGGGATCGACGATGTGAACGATGCGGGAGGCGACGGCGGCGAACTGGATGATCGCCTTCGAGAGGTCTTCGAGGGACATGAGGTCCCCGATGTACTCACTGACGTGCGCCCGGCCATAGTCGGTTCCGGGCACGGCCTGCCAGCGGAGAGCCAGCCAGCCCGCCTTGTCGCGGGGGGCCTTGCCTTCGCTGCCCGGCACGATGATGCCGTTGATCTCTTGGTAGTCCACGAGGTCTTCGCCGTCGAGCGTCACGTGGGTGTACAGATCGACCAGCTTTTCCTTGTCCTTGCCCGCTTCCACCACCACGTTGCAGGCCTTAAGGACCTCCTCGGTGAGCGTCGCGGGGTACACCTTCTCGTGAACCACGGCTTCGATCAGGCGGCCGCGCTCGTCGCGCAGACAGACGTACTGGTCGAGACGCCACATACGCGGCGGGATGTTCTCGATGGGGACGTGGATCAGGGCGTTGCCTGCGACCACAAGGTGCCGGAACGTCTCCATCATGACCGGGCGCATCGCCATCGTCTCGACCCGGAGGTGAGCCTTGCTGGAGATACGAGCCAGAGCGGTCTGGACTTCGGAGAGGCGCTCCCCAAGCTCCTGCGCGGTGTCCTCGTGGACACTGATGCGGGCAAAGGGGGCGTCCGGGGGGAACTGGGTGACCAGCATCCAAGCGGCCAGATTGTTCACGCAACGAGCCCCGAGGGACTGGTAGGGCTGCGAGAAGCTGGTGCTGCCGCTCTGGCCGTCCGTAGGGACAAGGCCCGGAATGGTCAGGTCGGAGTTGCTGCGAGCGCGCTGTAGCGGCGTATCGCGGCCCGACTTGAGCTGCTCATAGCGCGCCTTGGCGCGGGGGGTGATGGGTTCACCGGACATATTCGTTTACCTCGCGGGTGATGGTGCCGCCCCCACCTCTAACGGGTGGCATGCCCGGCTGAACCGCGACCGTAGGGGGACGCGGGGAGCGGGGCGGAAGGACGGCCATCGGCGGGGCTTTAGGCACTGGGGCCGCGCCTCGCGTGATGCGAAGGGACGAGCGACCGGACCGCGCTGCATTAGCGAGGGGACCGATGCCGTCGAGATAGGGGTTGCGAATGACCGTAGGGTCCTTCGGCTTGTTGGTGACCGGGTCAACCTTTGGGGTTTTGACAAGACACATCAGCGTTTCCTTTCGCGGACACGCGGCGGACCGTCACGACGGGACCGGAGGAGTTTCAGGAAGACGACAAGCTCGCGCTTGCCGGCGTGGCGCTGGATGGAAATCAGGCTCTCGTCCGCCGAGGGGATCACTTCGGGGACGAGGCGATCCAGCTCGTCGATCAGGTCATCGACGGTTGCGGGGAGCTTCTGGATGTCGGGTCTCGCGCTGCTCGGTAACATGAAAAAAAGGGGACCGCCGAACGCCCGAAGGCATCAGCGGTCCCCTTGAGGTACCGAAAGGAAATCATGACTAAGAGAATGTTCCATTCTCCGAGGGTGAGGGTTAATTGGCCCCCCAGCGTATCATGCTGGGAACCCACGGAATAATCCGCGTCCCGTCCATGTCCGAATGCTTGAGAATCCGGGCCAGATTGACCTGCGTGATGGCGTCCTGCTCGCACAGACCGGCCTCGTAGTAGGCTTGCTTGATGGCGGTCCAGACGTGGTCGAAAGCCACGTCCTTGACGCGCTCCACCGACTGGCCTTTGCGAGGCCCTGCGGTCAGCTCGTGGAGGTACGTCATACGCACCGTGCGCTCGCTCAGGATGCGCTCGGCCCCCTTAGCACCGATGCCGGGGCAGCCGGGGTACCCATCGGTCGGGTCGCCCGTGAGGGCTTGGAACAGCATGAACCGCTCGGCCTGCATGGGCGTGATGTTGCGGACCCGAGTGTCCTTGCGGGGGTTGAAGAGCCAGCCCGGCACCGTCTGCATGTCCTTGTCGGCGGAGACGATGATCCGCTGGCCCTCATGAGGCTCGGTGGACAGGATGCCCATGACGTCGTCGGCTTCGAGGGTTGGGCGGGTTGCCGTCTGGTACTCCGTCCCGAACCATTCCTTGAGGTCGTAGAGGTGTTCTGGGCGCTCGTTGCCTGTGCGGTGCTGCTTGTACTTTGGCCAGACCTCCTCGCGGAAGTTTTGGAGGTCGTCGGACAGGCAGACGATCACCGCGTCGGCTTTGAGGGTGTCGGCAAGGTGGTCGATCTGCTCCTCGGCCGTGCGCTTGGCAGCGGCGAAGTCGGCCACCTTCGACGTGACGCCCTCGCCCCAGTCGTACTTCCGCTGGTTCGCGGCGGTTGACTGGTAGGCGATGATGTCAGCGTCGATCAGGAGGGTGCGGGTCACTTCCGTGCGAACTCCTCTCTGGTCTCGCGCACGATGCGAAGGGTTCGCTCGTTCAGGTAAGGGGAAGCCTCCACCATTCGGCGGGCCTCTTCGAGGTTACCGGCGATGATCCGGGAGCGCCCGTTGGAGGTTATTGCGTAGTAGCGGACGTCCATCACATTTCCTCCAACACGATCTTGGCGCGCAGGACCTTCCCGCCGATCTGATTAGCGCACCGCGTCGCCCCTGCCTTCTGGACGTACAGGCGGGCGTGGTCGAGGCTCGTCAGGGCATAGGTCGGTTTTCGAGTACGCCAGTCGGTCCCCAAGGGAAAACCGGCGAATGCCCCGCAGGGCATCTGGACGACGAAACGGTCTCTCATTCGGGGTCCACTTCAAGGCTGGTGAGGAGAGCCTCGTGGCGCTCCCGAAGGAAATCGACCACGGCGTCGAAGTCATGCGGCGACATGGGGATCGACCCGATGCCCTTATACGCGGTGGTGAGGACGATTTGCCCGCCTCGATCATACCCCTCGACCCCTTCGAGGTAACTCAGGGCCGTCAGGCTGGCGGCCGCGACCCGCACCTCTCTGCGCGTGATCCGACCGGGGCTGTCGATGTTGGCTACGCTCATGGCATTGGCTCCGAGAGTGCCGCGAGGGCGGCTTCGGCCAGCGGGCAGTCGAGCTTAAGGCACCCGCCCAGCTCACGCGCTTTGTCCAGCCGGCCTTCGCATCGGCAGTTATCGTTTCTCATCGCTTAATCTCCGTGGGACAGGGGCTGTTGTTGGCGGCGCGCAGCCGGGTGTTCTCGGCCTTGAGCAGCTCGATACGGGCGGCCGCCACGGCAGCCTTGCGGGCCACGTTGGCGTCAGCCTCGGCGACCGGCAGCTCCGTTGCGGGGACCTGTTCGATCTCGCAGGGGACCGGGATGGGGATGCGGACTTCCTTGGGAAGCGCGGGCGTGGTGGCGCAGGCCGGGACGAGCAGGATGATGCCCATCGCGACCAGCCAGCGTTGGAGGCGGGTCATTGTGTCACTTCTCCCAAGATGCGGTCGGCAACCCGGCAGGCTTCCTGCGGGTCCGTGGGTGTGGGCATGGACAGGTAGTCGGCGGCTTTGATTTCGAGCCGCACGGCCTGCTTCTCGGCAGCCTTGAGGCCCGCGATGTAGACGTCGCGGTTCATGGCGGCGGCAGCTTCGAGGGCAAGGACAGCGTCGTTCTGGTTCTCGATCTGCTTGCCGAGGGCGGCCACCTGAAACCGGGCGGCGTCGCGCTCGGCGGTGCGGGCGTCTAGGCGGGCGTTAAGCATCAGCGCAGGCACCAGCGCGAGGGCGGCGGCGATCAGCGCCCCGACCAGCATGCCAAGCCAGTGGGTTGAAAGGAAGCGGGCGATCATGGGGTTGCTCCGTAAAAGGTCGCCAGCGCCCGAAGCTCGTCTGCGGACAGATCGTTCTTCGCACGGTTGGCCCGGTTGGATATGATCACCACGTTCCCCGGCACGTAGCCACGGGACGGGATGATCCGGTCAAGTGAGGGGGAGTTTTCCCCCGGCCCCTTCGAGCCCAAAGAGCGCGCCAACAGGGTCCCCAGCACCGGACAGTACGTGGGGATCGTGATGTCGCTCTCTTGGAGCCCGAAGGGGACGTTCTGCTTTTTCGCTCGTCGCCGTGCGGCGCGGAGCATTGCTCGTTTTGGGCAGCGCATCAGTGGCTGTCGGCCCAGCTATCGCCAGCGTCGAAGGAGCCGGCCAGAGCGACGCGCATGCCGTAGGCTTCGCCCGCAGCGCGGATCGAGGCCTTCGCCAGCTCGCCAATCTCATCGACCAGATGCTCGGGGATTTCCATCTGGAACTCGTCGTGTACGTTGGCGACGAAGCCCATGCAGTCATCCCCGCGACGCCACTCGCCGGTCAGCCGGTCAGGCTCCCAGCCCTGCTCGATCAGCCAGTCGGCCAAGATCGCGAGGGCTTTCTTCATGACCACCGCGCCGCCGCCCTGCAGGAGGGTGTTGAGCGCGGAGTGCTGTGAGCGGACCTTGAGCTTCCCACCATCGAGGGTGGTCAGCTCGCCGTCGCGCTTGGCGAGGCGCTTGACGCGCTCGTTTAGCTTGCCGAGAGCCGGGAGGCCTTCCTCGACACGGGCGCGGGCGGCCTTGCCGAGAGTGGCGATGGTGCCTTCCTTGAAGGCCAGCCACTCGCTCGGCGCTTTCTTGCCCTTTGCCACCAGACTGTCGAACCGTGCGCGGGTCTTCCGATTGAAGGCCTCGCGCTGCTCGCCAGTCATGTCTTCGACGATCACCATGCCCAGCTTGAGCAGGCCTGCGCCGTAGAGGTAAGCGTATATCCACGTCTTGGCGGAGTTGCGGGAGTTGAGCTGGATCAGGCGCTGGTTGACGGTGTGGACGTCAGTGCCGTCCTCTTTCTTACCATCGACCACTGCCCGGCCGTACTCGCCGCCGTCGTCCTTCGCCATGTAGTGGGCCAGCATGCGCAGCTCTAGCCCCTCGGCGTCACAGCCGCCCAGCTTGTAGCCGGGACGGACCTTGAACAGCGAGCGGCTTTCCTTGCCGTACGGGACAGGGCCCTTGGCGTTCACCAGCGAGGGCACCTGCGCCATGTTCGGCTTGGAGTGCGTCATGCGCCGCGTGATGGCCCCGAGGGTGTTGACCTCGCCGTGGATGCGGCCGTCAGCCGCCACGTACTTGAGCCACGCCTTGTCACCTTCGGCCAGCTGCCCGAGGCGCTTATCGACTGTCAGATAGTCGATCAGCACCTGCGCCTCTGGGATGTGATCAAGGGACCCGAGGGTGGTTTCGTCCACCTTTGGCTGGCCGCTGTCGGTGAACTCGATGGGCTGCCATTCGTAGAGCGTCTGGAGGCGGTTGGCGATCTGCAGGCGACTGCCGGGGTTGAAGGACACCAGCTTGACCTTGGTCACCGGGACACCAGCGAGGTACCCCATCTTGACGTTGTCGCGCTTGGGGACGAAGACCAACGGCTCGCCGCCTTTCTTCTCAGCCTCGTACCACGGCGGGAAGGCGTCGCGCAGGCCGTCCATCAGCTCGGCCTTGCGGCCGCGCAGGACGCGCTCCAGATCATGCGCCGCTTCGACGTCGAACAGGAAGCCATAGGCCTCTTGCATCGCGATCAGCTCCTGAACGCGGTGTTCAAGGGCGTCGCACTCTTCGGCGACCGGGCGGTCCAAGCACTTCTCCCACAGGGCCAGCGTGGTGACCGGGTCCTGCGCAGCGTACTCTTCCATCTCCTGCGTGAAGCTGTGCCACTCGCCTTCGTAGTCCGCTTTCAGGACCCCGAGGCGCAGGCCCCAAGCCTTGAGGGTGTTCGCGCCGACCATCTTGCCGGTGAACTCAGGGGGACGCTTGCCCTTGCGCAGGGCCGCGCTGTCGATCAGCTTTAGGTCAGGCCAGCGGAGCCGCGCCATGACCATCGTGTCGCGCACGGTGGTGGTAAAGGGGATGCGGAACCACGGGTAAACTTTTTGGATCGCCGGGAGGTCGAACCGAATGATGTTGTGGCCGATCAGGAGCGGCTGCTCCATGAGCAGGCGGAAGCCATCTTCGAGGGTACCGTCGCGGGAGGCCTTAG